TGCCAACAGCGATGAAATGAATTACTTCATGGACGAAAACAATACACTAGGAATTCCATTTTATACTTTCCAACCATCATCCGGCACAGCAGCTGGGATGACGGGGATGTCAGCACAGGGTGATACTTCAACCATAATGTTAACAGATGCGGGAAAAGATAGCATGGTTAAGTCAGCACGTTACATTAATGATACTATTAATATTATGGCTGATCAAATTCTTCCTCTTATGTTTGAAAATCCAGACTTGATTGGACTGCCAGGTGGTATTCTTAAAGCTGCTGCTCCAACTGCTTATTTTACTTCACAAGCGGTAAATGCATTTAAAGGAGTATGGGGTACTGATTCCGTATCTCAAATAACGGATGATGAATTTGTTATTAACAGATCAAGCAAGCTTGGTAAATATTATGAATCTCTTACCCCAGGAACTGGCGAAGGAAATGAAGCGGATAAAGCTACCGAGCAATTTGGTGGGTCAACATACGCTGTTCTTGAGAACCCAACATCTGGTGAATTCATAGAAATTGGAGGAGAATCATTACCCGTGTTTGTGGACAACAGAGGGAAATATGGCGTTAGAGGTGGACGTTACCTAACTCGTGGCGCACTTGAAAAAATGTTATTCGATCCACGAAGGGGTCAACTTGCAATTTTTGAAACAACATTGGGTCTTGCACTCGCAAGAAGAAGACAGCCTACTGGACGTATGTTGGCAGATGTACTTAAGAGATCTTTCGCGGAAAGTAAAACTTCTGATATCTTTGGTGATGCCAACGATCCACGTGTTGTTATTGGTAACTATGTTAAAATTTATAATGAATTATATGAAAGTATGTCAAGTCAATTGTCATCTGCAGGATATATTCCTAATGAAGAGTCCCGTACAAGAGGAGATCAACAACTTAGTTCCATGTATACAATTCCAGGCGCACAAAACATGGCTAACTTATATTATAACTTGCGTAGGGATAAACCAGAATACTCTACATACTCTTTTGATATTATGGGTCCTGGTATAGAATCATTCTCTTCTTTCATGGGGGGAAACACAGCTGTCGTAGCCGCTGACACCCAGCAAACAAACAAAAACATTGGGGATGCTTTTGATTACTGGACTAACTTATTGGATCAATAATGGCAGATAGAATAAAACAATATCAACAAAGCGTCTTTGACACTATGCCCGAGGACCAAGGACCAGCGGATAAAAAATTTGTTGACACTTCGTCAACAGGCATACCTATTACCCAAGCTCAAAAAATTATAGGACAGAATCAATTTCTAGCGACGGACACACTAATAGCACCTTTCCAAAAACTTGGTAACATGGCAATTCCATTTGCGTCTCCTTTCGGTAAAAGCAACCCGTGGTTGATGAGCCAGGAAGACAAAAAGATTCAAGAATCACGTGAAGTTAATTCTGCTGCTTACGTTAAAAGAAAAGAAAACGTAAAAGATCAACTTGCCACGATATTTGATAAGGCACAGAAAAGATATGAAGAAACAGGTGATACAAAGTATCAACAGATGGCTCTTCAAGCAAAGACTGACATCCTCGCAGCTTCAGGTTTAACTGATGCTGATTTCCTACCCGTCGGTGCTGATACGTACCGACTCTATGATGAGTTTGGTTTGTTTACAAACGAACCTAATCCTTATCCAATGGTTGAAGCAGGCATGCATTTCGGAGCTGGATTGAAAGGAAGTCTTTACGGATGGAATGGTGGACTGATTAAAAAATTTGCTAAAGGTGCAGGAAAAGGATTTATTAAAGGAAAAGGTGGATGGTTAGGACGTGTTGCAAGCAGTGTTATTCATGGCGCCGTTGCCGTGGGTGCAGCTGACTTTGGATATGAAATGATTCTGGATGCAATGAACCGTGCAGGGAAAGCAAAGGCTTTTCTTTCCATGCCAAAAGCACAAAGAAATAAAGTTGTTGATGATTCCATCTCACCTTGGCTGGATAAAGCCTTGCAGGTGGGAGTGGATCCTCTTCTGGAAAAATTACCTGAGCGTTTGACGTTTGGTGATGAAGGAATTAACAGGCCAGAACTAGGAAGCTTCTCAGACCTTACTCCACACAGATTCAATCCTTTCAAAGCGGAAGGGAAATCTACACGTATCGCTAACGCAGTGGATGCGGCAATGGTAGACGCTGCCATTAGTACAGCTTTCTTTGGCATTCGACCGGCTTACATGGGCTTCAAGAAACTTGGTGGATGGTTAGGTGGCATGAAAACAACACCTCCAGGTGCAGCAAGTAGCGTCTATAAAGGAAAGGACGCAGCGACAAAAGAATTATATGAAGATTTTGGAACGGAAACAGGGGAAGAATTGGTGGCAGCTGAAAAAGCACTACAAAAATTTGATCCAGAAGAAGGTATGTTCATTGGAACAAAGGGGCGCGCAATCGTTCCGTGGGGTGGAAAAACTTTCCTCCCTGTAAAAGAAACAGTTCAAATGAATATTCCATTCATTGGAAAAGCATTAACACGTTTGGCAAATTCCAAAGCATTCAACTGGCTAGGGCCTAAATCCAACAGGTCAGATGAGTGGTTACCACCACTGGAAACAATTCCAGGAACAACTCTTCCACGATTTGCTGTATCAGGTAGACCATACATGGATGTTTATATTGCGATGATGTCGCGTGTACCATTTGTTGGTAGACCAATCCAAGCAACACTACAAGTAGCAGGTGAAGCACAAAAAATAAGAATGATGGAAATGATTGGTCGCTTTGCACCGTATGTAGAAACAGCGGAAATGGGAGTGGACTATATTAAACTTGCTAACAAGCAGGCGCAAGGATTCAGGAAAGTGGCGCAGCAATATGATCAACAAATTTTAGACGCTGCAAAATCAGCAGGTGCGATTGTTGATGATGCATCACTGGTTCAAACAGCAAAAAACATTGTCTTTAACAATCAAAAAAGAGGAGCATTAAGTTCTGAATTTTCAAACTTCTTACAGAAAAATATTCTCAAGCCACCGCAAGGATGGACACCTGGCACAACTCTCTTGACACCAGGAAAAAGAACCGTGGGTGACATGTACAAATTAAAACGTCTCATGGATAGTGGCTATGAACGATGGTCTAAGAGTCCAGAGGTTGGATCAATTTATGATGATATTAATTCAATCTACAAAGCATTCGAGACGGACATTGGAAGTCTGAACAACACACCTTTCTCCAATGTGACTAAACTGTGGACGGAATATGAAAATTTCCTTTCCAAAGGAATGCTTATCTGGGGAACAGATGCAGGCAAGCAGTTAGGAAACGTTAAAAGATTTGGATGGAACGTGGCCCTTGAGACACCACAGAAAGCAACGGACATGTCCAAGAACTTATGGAATACGTTAGCGAAATCAACTGACACAGGTGCTTTCGTTGAAAGCAACCTTACGGCATTAAGAAACATCGTGGGTGATAAAGCCTACAACAAAGGACTAGGACACTACCTTGCCAATACTTTTAAAAACTCAATGAAGAATGTGGAAGGTATTGAATACTTTGATTCAAAGGTTATCAGTAAAGCCCTAGGAATAGGACAAGCTGGATCCCCTCTTCAAACACTTTTCAAAAAGGCATTACCTGGCCCAACAGTAACAGAATTTAAAATATTTAATCCTAAAACACGACAAATGGAAAATTGGTATGATGATTTGTGGGGTAAGATTGATCCAAGCATTCCAAAAGATCATATTAAGGCTTACAACAGTCGTCTTCCTACGTACAAGGATTTTGAAAACCTATCAAAGGTTCTCGATCGAACGTTCAAGCATGGCATGCCATCAATGAGCACGTTCCTTGCACGTTCAGCCGTGCTCCAAGGACCAGGAGGTGCGCTTAAGTCAAGTTCACCAATGGGAAATGTAGTGGCGGCGTTAGGAACCGCAGCTGCGGCACAGAGTAGTGCACTGCTGGCATTAGTTCCTTTCTTTGGCATGCGTTTTGCCGGTAGAGTTTTTGCATCCCCTATTACAATGCGTAACTGGACAAATGCAATGGATGATACACTTCCAACACAGATTAGGGTTCGAAACATGTTGCGTTTGTTCCAGGAAATGCCTGATGAATATGAAGAATGGACTGTAACCATACAGGACATGGAAGAAGCCAACAGGAATCAAAACTTAAGAAACCAAAACAAAAATTCAATCAAGGATATTGCTGATACCATTATGAATCAGGCACCCCAAGTACTACAGAATGTGGACCAAATGACACCGGAGGTTTTAAAAAGACCTATTGGTGACTCACTGGGCATTACAGGACGAGAACAGCCAGCTCCTCCAGTGGAATATGATGACAGTACTTATTCCACAGGACAGACAACAGGTTCATCCATCACGAACAGCGGTGTAATGAATTCACAGGCTGCGGGACAATTATATACAGGCAATACAGATGCTGCACTAGCAAGTCAGTACGGAGGAATGAATCAAGGTGGAGTCGTCAGCGACCTCAACCCAGTGATGGGGAACGACGGAAAGTTTACGACACCACAAAAAGGAATACAGGACAATCCTTTCCTTAAACAAGCGAAGGATAAGGGAGTTATATAATGGGAATATCTATAGAAGAAACTAACCCAAATCATTGGCAAGATGCAGCGCAAAGTATGATGTCAGCAGGCATTGGTAGTTTAAGTGGGAATGTTATGGATCCTCCACAGAACTTAAATATTGATCCTGAAGCTAGTGAATGGAATTATAACAAAGCTCAAATAAATATGAATGAACCAGGTGCACACTGGAGTTTGGGAGAAAGTCACAGAATGGATCAAGAAAGAGGACAACAAAACTGGTTCCAAGATGCAGTACCTCTAAGCCATGATACATGGCTGGTTAATAGTTTTAATAGAGAACAACCTATTATGAATACAGGAATTCCGGCAGACAACCAGGGATACAAGGTATGGAATGCTGGTGGTCCTTTTGCAAGTAGTCCTTTTGAAGGGGATTATGCTTTGCCTGGAATGCAGTGGCTAGAGCACAAATTATTTGGTGATCCTGATGATAAGCAAGGACCTCCAGTTGATAACGAAGGAAATCTTCTTCCTGGATGGGAACTACACCAGGATGGCTGGCATTATTTTCCACCTAATGAAGATAATTACACCTGGGGCGATCACGAATTATCTGGAGGAGAAAGTAATCTTATCCTAAATCTTCTATTACAAGAACTTGAAAGAAAACAAAGTCAAGAACCAGGTATGGGAAGTTTAAATCCTATATTTGGATGGGACCCATACTGGAATATATAATGGAAGGAGAAAAAATGGCACAGAACCGTGAAGATATTATTAAGATTAATGGTGAATTAAAACTGATTAACCAGAAGCTGGACAATCATATTCACCATCTTTCTGAAAAGATTGATACGATCTTCAAGATTGTGTGGACAGTCTCATTCGGAGTGCTGGGTTTAATTCTCAAGGCAATTTATACGGCGATGATGTAATGAACTACGATAAATTATTAGAGTCAGTAAAAAAACACGAAGGGTTCAAGGACCATGTGTATCTGGACTCACTTTCCAAACGCACCGTGGGCTACGGCCACCTCTGCGTGGAGGACCACTGGGAAGACGGAAAAACATACGACCAGGAATATCTGGAAGACATACTAGAAAAAGATTTACAGTCAGCAATTGATCAGACACATGACATGTGTAAGGACCTAAAGATTTCAGATGATGCGAAGACTATTATCTGTGAAATGATTTTTCAGCTTGGGGGGAGAGGAGTTTCCAAGTTTAGAAAAATGTGGGTGGCGCTTCAAGAGGATCCACCAAATTATTTTGAAGCGCACGTCCAAATGCTGGATT